GTAAAAACAAGAAGCAATGGCAAACACCTCATCTATCAATGCGAGGCGATTGAAAAGAATCAGAAACTCGCACAGCGACTACCAACATTGGAAGAAAGTAAGAATAACCCTTCCATCAAATCTTATACAATTATTGAGACGCGGGGAGAAGGTGGATATGTTGTTGCACCGCCTACGCAAGGCTACCTCGTTGAGCAAGAAGGGATAAATGTGATTAGCTTGGATGAACGTGAAGTATTGTTTGAGATTATGCGATCCTTCAACGAAATCTTTGAAGAAGCAATAATTGAAGCACATCAAAGGCCGTCAACCAAAGATTATGGTGTATCGCCTTTTGATGATTATAATAGGCGAGGAGATATTGTTGACCTAATGACTCGCAATGGGTGGATGGTAGTAAAAGAAAATAGTGAACGTATTTTTTTTTTAAGACCAGGGTCAAAGGCTGAGCATAGTGGATCATGGAATAAAGGATTAGGGTTGTTCAGTGTTTTTTCGGTTAATACACCTTTTACTGTCCAAAAAGGCTACAAGCTATCAGCAGTATTTTCCATTTTGGAAACATCTGGTGATTTTAAGTTGGCTGCAAGGCGATTGCTTGACATGGGATTCGGGGAAAAAAAAACATCCTTCGGTGATAGGGTAGAAAGGGAGTTGTTTTCCAAGAAGAATGATGGCGCCAGCAAGGATGATATGGTCACACTTCTTGTAAAGAAGCACAACAAAAGTCTGGATGATGCCAAAGTAATGGTTGATGAGCTTGATGCTCGTTGGGGAGATGAGATTTGTACCTTTTGGGATGTTGATGACAAGGGAAAGGCATCAGTGAACAGGTATAAGTTGCAAGTGTTCCTGACCACAATTGGGGGTTTTAGGTTATACTTCTACGATAGTGGGTCAACCATTTACAGATTGGTTAGGGTGAAAGATGGGTTTGTTGAGGAGGCATCAACTGAGCAGATCAAGAGATTTATCAAGGATTATGTGGATAAATTACCTGACTCATTTGATGGTGGGGTCACACCTCAAGATTTACTTGAGTTGATTTACAAAGGGGCGACTGTGCTGTTTTCTGATGCTTTCTTTGAGTTTTTTGAGCGTGCTGATCTTAGCTTTCTAAAGGATACCAAGAATGAGGCTTACTTTCCATTTAAGAATGGGGTGGCAGTTGTTTCCAAAACGGAAATAACTCTAAAAAGCTATGGAGAGTTGGGAAAAGTTGTCTGGAAGTCGCAAGTAATTGACCATTTTATTGTGATTGATGGGGATATTGAGTTAGAGAAGATAGAATATTTTAGGTTTATTGAGAAGATATCTGACTCAGATAAGGATAGGTACATTTATGCTTTGGGGTTGATAGGTTATTTATTGCACAATTATAAAGACCCATCTCGCCCATTTTCGGTGATTTTAGCAGAGGAGACAGAGAAGGAAGCCAATGGGGGAGGTACTGGTAAAGGGATATTTGTAAAGGCATTGGGGTATCTGCTCAATATAGTAAGGGTTGATGGTAAGAACTTCAAATTTGATAAGTCATTTGCCTTTCAAAGGGTTGACCTGGATACAAGGATACTTGCAATTGAGGATACGAGGAGGAACGTTGATTTTGAGGGATTTTATAGTATTATAACTGAAGGAATCACCGTAGAGAAGAAGAACAAGGATGAGCTTTTTATACCTTATTCTGACTCACCAAAGGTTATGTTTACCACGAACTACACCATCCCTAATTCGGGTAATCATGCCAAACGTAGGCAGAAGGTATTGGAATTTAGCGGATACTTTGGGCCTAAGCGCACACCAGAGGATGAGTTCGGACATAAGCTTTTTGATGATTGGGATAAAGATGAGTGGAACAGGTTCTATAATTTGATGTTTGATTGTGTGCAGGGTTACCTTGAGTTTGGGGTTTTGGAAGTGGCATCGTCTGAGAAAATTAAAAGGAAGCAAATCAGAGTCCAATTCGGAGAGGAGTTTTTAGAGTATTTTTTGAGTGTTGTGGAGGAGGAAGTTGGGTGGATAAAGTTAGAGCAATTATATAACGATTTTATGACAATGAGCGGGTTTGATAAGAAGGATTATTCCGTAAAAAGGTTCACCAAAGGAATTGAAGAATCGTGTACCATTTTAAATATCGCGTACCTAAATAAGCGAGAAAAAAGTGCCGGAGGAAAAAAGATGTATAATTTTAATAAATCAAAAGTTACACATGATGATTTATTTTAATATGACATATAAATTGGGTACGTCATTTTTGGTCGGGAACGTCAAGGGTACGCGATTTTTACACGATTTTGGGTAGCTAAGTGGTTGAGAATCAATGCGGATACGTCATTTACACGATTTTTTCTGTTTTTTAGGGTATATGTGTTTTTTTTTCTGATTCTTATATATATAGAGAAAGAAGGAATGATGAAAATATCGTGTAATCGTGTACCCTGCATTTTTTAGGGTGGGATTTTTGTTATGGATTTTTAGGGGTTTTTGCTACTGTGGTAAACCTCGGATATACATAAATACATGGTTACTTAATAAGATATATTTTCATTGATAATAAAAGGTTCAATAAAGATAAAAGAAAGGGTACTGTGCAATGCAAGGTACTATATTATACACTTTAATATTTAATTATGCTTACTAAGGAAAATTTGCTGTCAGTAATTTCATTTGTTAGTGGTTTACCAGAGGATGCGATTAGAAGCCAAAATAGGGGTCGTGGCTTGGTTCTTTGCCGTCATGCTTACTATTTCATTGCCAGGCAAAATATGGGGCTTAAATTGGCTGAAATAGGGGAAGTTTTTGGTGCTGATCATACAACGGTGATTCATGGCATAAGTAAGATAAAAGATATGCTTTCAATTGAAGATGAAATAACTTTAAATTTTATAAATAATATAAATTCTTGCATAAAAGAAAAATATTTGATTCCTACAATCCTAATGGTTAGCATCCCAAGCGAATTGAATGCCAACCAGGTTATTGATAGGATTAAAGAAATGGGATGTACTACCGATATTATGAGAACAAACTTTGATGCTTAACATACATAGCAATACAGTATAATGTAAAGTTTACCTTTTGCTTGTTATCGTAATTAAGGTAGCTGATTTGTAATGCAGAATAATTCTGGTTGATCCAATCGTAAAGTTTTTCGTAATGTTCCATAATTTATTTTTTTAGTTTAGGTTTTTTGTTGCGGAGAAATTTTTGTCGGGATTTTTTTTTGGCGCGGAAATTTTTGGCGGTCGGGAATTTTTGGGGGTTTTTGGGATTTTTGGCGCTTAGGGATTTTTGGGGTTTTTGTCGGTTTGGTGGTTTTGAGGGTGGAATCGGTGTTGGAACGTCGATGTTGCGCCATCGATGTTGGAACTTCGACTATTTTGGCTCTCCTGGTGGTTAGGTTTGGCATTGGGTTTGGTTTGGGAATTCCATGACCTAAATGGTCAGTTAACGCATTCCATGACCTAAATGGTCAGTTAACGCATTCCATGACCTAAATGGTCAGTTAACGCATTCCATGACCTAAATGGTCAGTTAATGCATTCCATGACCTAAATGGTCAGTTAATGCATTCCATGACTTAAATGGTCAGTTAACGCATTCCATGACCTAAATGGTCAGTTAATGCATTCCATGACCTAAATGGTCAGTTAATGCATTCCATGACCTAAATGGTCAGTTAATGCATTCCATGACCTAAATGGTCAGTTAATGCATTCCATGACCTAAATGGTCAGTTAATGCATTCCATTTAGGCACAAAAAAAACCCCATTTTATTGGGGTGTGTGAATGTTTTGACATGTTACCAAAATGTTTGATTCAAGCCATGAAGAAACGTAGTTTTCACCTGTAGAATTGTCAATATAGACAACAAGATCGCCCAATGTAATGTAAAACGCTTCATCATTGCATTTTTCAATTTTAAGGCCGTCAAAAGTTACTGTTTGCATTGTTTTTGTTTTTAGTGAGGAACTCATGGCGGTAGCGAACCGCCTTCGCTCTTTGCTATGAGTTCTGGTAATTTACAGGCTGTATTGATCCTGTAATTGTCCAATAATGAGGCCGGCAATAATTAGCGCGATGATCAATTTTAAAAGCTGTTTATCTATTTTCATAATTTAGTAAATATTAAATGTGATTTAATCCAATCCTTTGAAACTTGTTTTTTTTCCAATTCGGTTAAAATTGCTTTTTTAACATCCTGAGCAGTTACCTTTTTAGGTTTCTTTGTTGTTTCTTTTTTCATTGTATTAATATTGATTTATGACAAAACCTGATAAATCTTTTTTAGCATCGCCTTTCGCTTTTAATCCAACAATTACACCAACCGGATCAAAGTACCTTAGGTCTGAATTATCTCCATTTATAACAGGAATTCCGCCATATGTATCAGGTAGCTCAGCTGAAAAAACTGCAGCAATATTGCCGCCTAAGCTAATTACCTCTAAACAGTCGTCAAAATTACTTTCTGACTTAGAAAAAGTTAATTTGTAGTTAGTACCAAAGTAGCGTTTGAAAACATTAATGTTTTTGGTATAATCGTAAAATAAAAGATTGGAATAAAAACCGTCAAGAAAATCAATTCCCGTGTAACGTTTAATTAGGCTCAAATGGTCAATATCAGAAGTACCATTCAAGCGAATAGCGATTTGCTCAAATGTCCCGTTAAGTAAATCAGTTGCTTTGTTGTGAATGCGCAAAATTTCATTGGCCAATTGAATGTAAAAAGCTTTACGATCATATGCCCAAAATTTAGCCTTATTTATGCGCGATAATTGCACATTGCTAAAACGGCCACGGCCTGCGCTATATAAACAGGCTTTTTTACAGCCATCTGAGGCCATTGGGCATAAATTATGGGTGCCAATGATATCAGAGGGCGCGAGATATAAAATAAATGTTGTTAGTTCATTCTTTGCAGTTTTGCTGTTGGTTGATCCCTCAGAAAGTAAATGCTTTACTTTTTTGTAGGTTGGTTGAATAGCTGTTTTAGTTTGTTGCATAGTTTTGTTTTTTGTAGTGTTATAAATTAAATGATGCCCCATGCGCTAAGGTTAAATAAAACGATACCGGCGAAAACTGTTGCGATGATGATAAGCTGTTTCATGTTTATTTGTTTTTGTTTGTTTTAATTGATATATCAAAGATATGTTATTAATATCAATATTACAACAAAAATATAAAATTATTTTTAAATATTTATTTCAATGATATGTAAACAAATAAAAATCAATTGTTTATATAAATTCTATTTATTTTTACTTACATGAAACGGAAAGGATTTTATATTAAAAAAGCTGAAAACGGTTTGTACCTTAATATTTTTAAGCCTGACTTTGTGCAGTATATTAATGAACAGGGTGGCGATTGGATCAAGTTTAAGATATTTGAGAAGCTTGAAGATGCAAAGGGATTCACTCATAATATGGAAATTATACAACAGAAAGAAAAGCAGGATCAAAAAGATTCAAGTACATAAAAGCTTAATAACACTATACTATCAAAGTTGAATATTCAAACAAAAACAACTGCATGACTGATCAGGAAAATATCGAAGTAAAGAAAAGTAAAGGCCAATGGGGCGGGGCAAGGGTGAACGCTGGTAGACCTAAGCGCATGGATGAAGATGCAATAAGAGAGAAGCTACACCCAATGGCTACCACTGCATTTGCCAAGCTGCATGAAAAGATCAAAGAAGGCGACATGAAGGCTATTCAGCTATTCTGTGCGTACTATATTGGCTTACCAACACAAAAGATCGAAAGTAAGATTGAAGGCAACCTCAACCAGATAGCAATTGAGATAATCAAGCCCAATATATTGTTACAAGATAATAGGACAGTACAGATAGATGACAATAAGGCAGAATAAATATACATTATAACTATCTATATTTATAATGCATTGATATGTAAGTAGTTAAGCCTCTACTTAACATAATATTAGTTATAGGGTAACCATCTTAATGGTTGACTCACTGATATTCACCGACATGCTCACCGATCCGCTCACCGATTTTTCCGGCCGTCCCTGTACGATGGGCAGGTACTAAAGGATTTTTTTTTGGGGCCAGGCCATATACAAAGCTATTTTTGAAAGTAGTTAAAATCATCTTTATAAATCTTATATATACAACGACCCCCTTCCCACCTCTACTTTTAAACCTCAAATCCCATTCTCAAATTTTTTTTTTCGCCCAAAACTCATGTGAGCAAAGTGAACATGACTGCAAGTTTCCTACCTTTGGTTGACTATAAACTAAAAAGACTACAGTATATGAACGCAACCCTCCAAACTAACAAAATCTACGAAATCCTCAACGAAAGCGACAAGCGCATTTCGGTCATGCAAGGAGGATCAAGATGCTTTACTGGTGAAACTCTTGTTAAATGCAATGATGGGTATAAGCAAATTAAAGATATTGAACCAGGTCAACTTGTTTACAGCATTGACAATGATTACAACACAGTATTAAGAAAAGTTGTTGATAAGTTCATATACAAGACTGACCATTCAAGGCATAAAGTAATTACATTTGTATTAAGTGACAATAAAAAAATCACTTGCACATATGGACACAAACTTTTGCAGGAAGATGGATATATTAAGGCAGATGTCATTGCCAAACGAATGTTGGAAAGAGGTCATTGGTTCGGGTGGGAGGTATCAAGTAAGCAATCTTGGAAGATTATCGGCACTTATGTACAAGATGAAAAAAGGAGACGATTCAGTGAGGATAATGAAGCCAGCGAAGGATGCGAATGGGTATCTAAGGACAATGATACTGATAAATGGCAGTTACAAGACTGTGAAGATGCACAGAATTATAGCGGAGACATTTGTGCCGAATTTGGACAACAAACCACAGGTCAACCATATAGACAACAACAGAGCGAACAATTGTGCGGAGAATTTGGAGTGGGTGACATTCAGAGAGAATATAGATCACATGATGAAGCAAGGGAGGCAGACCTTCAACAATGGAGAAAAGAATGGGAAAAGTATCCTTACAGAGAGTATTGTAAGAGCTATACGGAAAGAATACAAACCGTATGTGGTAATGGCGAAGGATTTGGCAAAGAAGTATGGGGTCAGGACTTGCACGATAAAGGATATTTTGAGGGGCAGAAGTTGGAAAAACGTTGTTTAGACTTTAATGATATAAAAGAAATTATATATCACGAGATTGATGAACCAGTTTATGATATAGAGGTAGAGGAGTTTCACAATTACTTTGTTACTGAGGAAAATATTATTTCTCATAATTCAGGCAAGACCTACAATATACTTATCTGGTTCATTGTGAAGTTGCTTCAAGAAAACAACAAGACTCTCACCATAGTCAGGCAATCGCTTCCATCTATCAAAGGTTCTGTTCTCAGAGACTTTGTGGACATATTAACAAAACTTAACATATATTCAGAGGACAACCACAACAAGACTGAGCAGATATACAGCCTTAACGGGAATACGATTGAGTTTGTGAGTGCAGACCAACCTCAAAAGATAAGGGGTAGGGCAAGGACGTATTTGTTCTGCAATGAGGCAAATGAACTCTCTTACGAGGCTTGGATGCAGTTAATTATGAGGACAGAGGGTAAGATAGTGATTGACTACAACCCATCTGATGTGGCGAGTTGGATTTATGACTCTGTCATTCCAAGAGATGATGCCGACTTCAACATCACCACATTTAGAGACAACCCCTTCCTACCCAAAGAATTGGTTGACGAATTGGAGCGATTAAAGGATGCTGATCCTAACTACTGGCAGATATACGGCCTTGGTGAACGTGGCTTGAGCCAAGATTTGATATATACGCATTATAGGACTACGGCAGAGATGCCAGAAGATGGTGAGGTGGTTTATGGTCTTGACTTTGGGTTCAACGTGCCAAGTGCTTTGGTAAAGGTAATGTTTGTTGAGGGTGCTGCTTATGCCCAAGAATTGCTGTATGAGACCAGGTTGACCACAAATGATTTGGTGGATAGACTAAAGCTTCTTAATATTGACCCGTACGATGAGATATTTTGCGATGCAGCCGAGCCCAAGACAATTGAGGAGTTGGTTAGGAACGGGTTTAATGCCAAGCACGCAAACAAAGATGTGACGGAGGGAATTAGGACTATAAAAGGCACTCCTTTGTTTATTGAGGAAAGTAGTGTAAATTTACTGAAGGAATTGAAGAATTATCGGTGGAAAACCGATAGAAATGGCAATAAACTTGATTCACCCGTAAAGTTTGGTGACCACATACTTGATGCCCTAAGATATAGCATTTTTAGCAAGTTAACAATCCCTAAGATAACTTGGGGAGCAATATAAAAAAAATGGGTCTATTTGATATTTTTGGTAAGAAGAAGGGGTTGAGTCCAAAGCAGAATGTTCCTCCTTCGTTTCAAGGTATAAATGGTGCGGTCTTACAACAATACAATCAAGAGTCTTATGTGATGGATGGCTACCTTGGCAATGCTGATGTGTATGCCATTGTGAGCTTTCTTGCACGAAAGTCGGCGAGCATCCCTTGGTATGTGTACAGACTCAATAATGGTGAAAAAGCAAGGACATCATTAATGCGTTACAAGCAACTCTCTCGTGGATTGCAAGCCGGACAAGGTGCATACGAGCAAGCCATCCTTGCGAGGAAGAACGCATACTCCGAGAACGTAGTGATGGACACTCCTCTTTCTAAACTATTGGAAAGACCAAACCCATCTCAAGCACAAGATCAATTCCTTGAGAACTTAATTGGTTACCATTTCCTTTCTGGTGAGGGTAACATCTACGGCAACACCGGAATAAGTGGAAACAAGGTGTTGGAGATGTTCGTTCTTCCAACACAGTTCATTGACATATACCCTGACCCAAATGACCTATATGGCATCCTTGGATATAAGCTAATGGTTGACCAAGGTATTGACATAGAGAAAAGTAGGGTATGCCAATGGAAAACATGGAATCCAGACTTTAACTCAAGTACAAGGTCACATCTTAGAGGACTATCACCCCTAAGAGCATCTTACAAGACACTAAGAATGTCAAATGCTGCTGCTGATGCATCCGCGATGATGGCATACAATGGTGGCGCAAAAGGTGCATTGACTCCAAAGGTTGTGGGTTCAATCTCTGCTCAACCATCAATGGAGCAAGCAAACTTAATTAAGAGGAAGCTCAATGATGATGTGAATGGTACACAAAACAAAGGAAGGATTGATGTACTTCAAACACCTTGGGACTATCTTAATTTTGGATTGAGTAGTGTTGACATGGAGTTGGTAAAGACAATGCAGATGTCAATGCATCAATGGTGTAGGGTGTTCGGTTTGCCTGCTGTGTTGTTTGACACAGACACATCAAGCTACAATAACTACCAAAACGCAATGCGTGACCTTGTTACAAACACAATTGTACCAAAGTTGTGCCAATTGCGTGATGAGTTGAACAAATGGTTAGTGCCTCAGTTTGGTGAGGACTTGTACATTGATTTTGATATTACGGCATTGCCAGAGATGCAACAAGACATGGAGAGGATGACAAGATCACTTCGTGATGCAAACTGGTTGACCTTTGATGAGAAGCGCGTAGCGATGAACTACTCTGAGAGAGAGGGTGAATTTGGGTATGCTTACGTTAATGGTGGACTTGTAAGGCTTGATCAAGTTGGGATGGATTTAACTGTACCTGATGGAACAAATAACGGCAACGACTTCGGATCAGACAATATGGTCAATGGTGATGACTCTGCATCCCAAAATGGAGTCGGAGAGGAAATGCCGAACTGAGCAAATGATGATGGCCAAACTGAGGTTGTGGCATAAAAAAAGACTTGAAGATGAACGCGAAGCAGCGAGAGCAATATTGGTTGAAAGTGGAGAGGTTGAGAAACCAGCTTGATGCCAAGTATATTGCTCTTTTTGCAAATGCGATTGACAAGGACATGAAGCGGTTTATTGTGATGCTCAAGAAGAACGGCCCAGAGGCTACAAGGAGCATGATGGGTACTTATGTGTGGAATGAGGAGATGTTTACTATTATGCAGCAATTGTACAAAGAAGCTGCGATACTTTTTGGCAATGCAAGTTATAGGGCGGTTGGGATAATGAGCAGAAAGGCAAGCAATCCATTTGGTTTAAATTTAGATTGGATTAATGAGATGCTTACTTTTTTAACTAAATTTGGACTGCAATTGGTTGCCAACATGACCAATACTACTAAGATGAAGATTGATGCCATTATCTCACTTGGCATTGCGCAAGGATTAAATAGTGATGAGATAGCACAATTGATTATGGAGGATGAGGAACTTGGTTATGCTAAGATGAGGGCAACAAGGATAGCGAGGACTGAGGTAATGAGGTCAAGCAACTATGCTGCGTTTATTGGTGCGAGCAAGCATGACTTCTTGGTTGACAAGATTTGGATTGCAACAAGGGATAGCAGGACAAGAAGGATTCCAAGAGACTCTTATGATCATTGGGATATGGATGGGCAAGTGGTTGCATTTGATGAGAACTTCACCAGTAGGGATAAAGTTGGAAGGCCGGTTGTCGCTGAGATACCTGGTGACCCAAAGAGTCCTAAAGGATTTACTATAAATTGTAGGTGTACGGTTGGATTCATTCCAAAACGTGATGCAAATGGTAGGTTAATTTTAAAACAGTAATAATGCCGATATATAGTTGCGGTGACGGAAAATTTAGGATAGGAGATGGTGAATGTATGTACACATCAAGAGCAAGCGCAGAACGCGCTTATGTTGCCTATCTTGCTCAAGAGGAAGATGAGAAAGGAGAGCAAAATAATTACAAAGAAGAAACATACAACGATTACCCAGAAGCAGCAACGAACAATGCAAAAAGAGCATTGAAATATAAAGAGGAGAATGGTAGCGACTGTGGTACACCAGTTGGTTGGGCAAGAGCCAATCAGTTGGCAAGTAGAGAGAAGATAAGCAGAGATACCATTGCAAGGATGGCATCTTTTAAAAGGCATCAGCAAAACAAGGATGTGCCATACTCTGAGGGTTGTGGTGGCATTATGTGGGATGCATGGGGAGGAGACGCAGGAATTGAGTGGGCAATTAGAAAATTAAACCAAATAGACAATAATAAAAGTATGATATATAATTACAAATCATTTGAGGCCAATGTCAAGGATGTTGACTCAAAGAAAGGCGAGGTAAGCGGTTATTTTTCTGCATTTGGAATGGTTGACAGCGATGGCGATATAATGATGCCAGGTGCGTTCAAGAGGTCAATCCAAGATTGGGGGCCAGAGGCTAAAGGAAGGGTAAAGCATTTGCTTAACCATGACCCAAGCCAACCACTTGGCAAGATTGTTGAGTTGAAGGAAGATGGATATGGATTATACTATCGTTCACAAGTAGGAACTCATAGGCTTGGGCAAGACTTTATCAAAATGGTTGAGAGTGGATTGATTGGTGAACACTCAATTGGATTTAGGACTTTGAGAGAGCAAAAGGCAGCAGAGGCAAACGAGATACACGAGGTGATGCTTTTTGAAGGATCAAGCCTGACAGCATGGGGTGCAAATGAATATACACCAATTTTGGGGATAAAAAGTTTGGAGGAATGTACTAAGATACAAGAACAAATTAAGACATTTGAGAAGTTTATCAGAAACAGCGATGTAACTGATGAGACAATTGAACTATGTCTGATTAAGGTCAGGCAATTGGCACAAGCGATTGAGAAGGCAAGTAGCACACAGGCAGTTGAAAATACACCTGTGCAGCAAAAGAACAACGAGGAGCTTGAGCAGTCACTAATATCAATATTAAGAAAATTCTAAATTAAAAGTAAAATGGAAGATTTAAAAAAGTTTGAATCTGCTCTTGAAGCCAAATTGGCCGAGCAGAAGGCAGAAGTTGCTGCCAACACAGAGAAAGCTGCAAAGGCTTTTGAATCAAGGATTGAGCAAATCAATGAGCAATTGGTTAAGGCTAACAAGACTGCTGACGAAGCAAGGAACGAAGTTCTTGAGGCTAAAGCATCTTTTGGCAAATTGCAAGCTAAAGAAAGTGCTAAAGTAGCAACTTCTTATGGTGAGCATATCATGAACATTAAGAACGAGATTGGTACTGCTGTTGAGAAAGGATGGAACGATATCAAAGCTGCTGCTCGTGGCAATGGTAAAGGTTTCATTTATGAAATGGATGCCAAAGCTGTTCAAACAATGACCATCGGCACTAACCTGACTGGTTCTGTTTATACATCTTATGTTGACAACGCTTATTTGAGGTCTTATGTAAACCCTCATCTGCGTTCTGTATTCAACATCATCCCTGTTTCTACCGGATCAGTTTCTTTCCCAAGGGGTAACACTCCAGTTGGTGAAGGTTCTTTCGGTAAGCAAACTGAAGGTTCTGATAAGCCTCAAGTTGATTACGATGTAACAGTTGTAAACACTGCTCTCTCTTTCATCGCTGGTTATGCTAAAGTTAGCCGTCAGATGATTGATGATTTGCCATTCTTGCAAGCTTATCTTCAGCAGTCTTTGATTGAAGATTTCCAAAAGGCAGAAGATACTTATTATCTTAATGCCATTGCATCTTCTGCAACCGCAGGTTCTTCTTCTGGTGCTAACACTGCTGAGAAGTTCATTGATTACGTTGCTCAGTTGGGTGCTTTGAACTGGATGCCGAATCTTTCTTTGATGACTCATGCCGGTTGGGCTGCTTTGTTGAAAACCAAGCCTGCTGATTACTCAGTACCTGGTGGAATGGTTATTGACAACAATGGTAATGTAAGAATCCTTGGTATCCCTGTTGTTCCTCATTCTTTGGTTACTGCAAACAGAATGTATGTTTTGGATACAACTAAGTATGCAATCGCACAACAATCTGGTTTGAATGTTCGTAGCACTGAGTTTGATCAGGATGACTTCATCAAGAACCTCATCACCTTCCGTTGCGAAGCTCGTTGCGAACTGCTTCAGTTCCAACCGACTGCTGCGGTTTATGGTGCAATCTAAGGTGTTGTTTTTTTAGAGTGTATATTTTGGGGGGCGGTATTCTTATCGCCCCTTTTTTTAACTTTGTACTATGGAAGTAAAAATACTATCTACTAACAACTCAAAAATGCTTTATGGGGCATTGAAAGAGATGCACCGAAACTCATTGAGTGGTGAGGTTGTGTATGCTGTTCCACATGAAAACACAAAGACATCTTTTAACCTATCAATGCAGAAAATAATGCATAACACCGATGGTGTACTATTGCTCTTTGAAGATGATGTTGAGATAAGAGATTTTAGTCATTTTGAGGAAGCCGTTTCTCAATTACCAAGTGATTGGGAATTGTGTTACCTTGGGGCAAATCTTATTGCTCCAATTGAGAAGTATAGTGATAATCTTTACAAGACATTTGGGGCATGGACTACTCACGCAGTGATGTATAATAATCCAAAGGAATTGTGCAAAGGATATACTGATACGAGTATAATGTTTGATGATTGGTTAAAGACTAATATACATCCAAGAGGAAATACTTATATTATTAAACCCATGATTGCTTGGCAAAAGCCACACCAAAGCGATTTGTGGAATGGATATGTAGACTATACAAGAATATTTGATGACTCGGCAGCTAAATTGATATAAATGAAAAATTATGTTATAATTGGCGCAATGGATGGCATTAGTCATGACAATATCTTTGATAGACTTAAAGATGAAACAGAATATCAAGCATATTTTATTGAGCCAGTACCATACTATTTTGAGAAGTTAAAAGAGAATATAAAGCAATTGTCAAATGCAAATGCTTATAATTTATTCATTTTAGACAATAATGCAAGTGTTCAAATGGCATTTGTAAAACCAGAATTTTTACCAAAAGAATCTTTTTTAGACGGATGTAGTTCATTGGTTGAAAATAATATTCCGTTAAATAAATATTTAAAAG